GCTTGGGACTGCTAAAATAATATAATGCCTGAATACCGCACATACGGAGCCAATGATGATAGAATTGCCAAGGACGGCGACTACGGATTTATTGGGTTCAATAACCGTCTTCGTCCCGATCAGCTAGGTAAGGGTTTTCTTACTGATTCCCAGAATGTAAGGCTGGATAGGAACGGCGAAGCTCAAGTCCGTAAGGGCATTGAACTCATTGAGGCCCCGTTTGCGGTAGGTGGTGACGTACTACGGCTTCCAGCAGCAGCAGAAATAGGAACCGATATATCCCGTCTTCCTACGACAATTCGATCAGCAAGCTTAACCTCTAATGTAGTATCGATAGTATTGGATGATCCAGCCGTTGAGCCAGGTTACGACTTTCAGGTAGGGGATGAAGTTACGGTACAGGGGATTATTTTTGCTCCAGGTGAAACTGACCCTAATGGAACATTTACATTAATTAGCGTAACAGATGCTGGAAGCATCAGTACATTGACCTACGCCCTTGTGGGTATAGATGCTACCTACACGGTTGCGGTTGCACTTCCTCAAGTTCTGGACTTTACCCTTAATGACGAGACTTCCAGTGCAGTGCTTGGGAACAGTATGACCATTGATATTAGTCAGGTTACCGAGGTATATGCCAGTGCTGTATTCAGTAATCCAAACAATATTAAGGGAGAATCAATTATTATTGCTTCAAACTCAAAGGCAGTAGCCAAGGATTTATTAAGCAATTCAGTAACCGATATTTATTATCCACTACGGGAGACAGTCCCTCCTCTTGCGGATATGATACAGGCATTTAACAAGATGTTTATCTTCCGAGATGGAGCTACTGCATTTGAGTGGGATGGTTCCTTTGAGGAACTTGCAGTAGAGGATCTAGTACTTGATCGTACGTATTCTATTACTGACTTGGGTACAACGGACTGGAACGTAGTCGCTGGTACTACAGGTGTCACCTATGCGGTCAACGATCCCATTACAATTGATGTAATAGGAACAGGAACGGGTACAGCCCGTTCTGCATTTACACTGGTCAAGAGTGGAACTTACAGTCAACCTACTGAAATTGTCTGCGCTGCTGGTGACTTTGCTATCATTGAAAGCAGAGGTATTGTTCATCAATCCGACGGTGTTTCTGTTGGGTCAGTTATTACTGTACTCGGTGCAGAAACAAATGAAGGCGATCAGACCTCTGGTTTACAGGTTGGATCCGAGTTTGTTGTAGCTAAAGTATTTGAGGGTGGACCAACAAGTAATATTGGTACTGATCCAGGAAATCCTCCAACTACTCCAGCGGATCAAACTATAACTGGCCCAATAGTAGGAGGGGACTACGACGGTCTTCACAAGGTAACTTTATTGCTTTCTGGTAATACCTTTGAGGTTGGAGATCCAATTGAGCTTGCTGGTTTTAGTACAAGTGCTGGGATCAACGGAGCAAGGTTTGTTGCTGAACGCACTTCTAGTTCATTCTCTTTTTATACAGCCGATTTTTCTAATAATAATACTCCATTAGCTGGAACAGTTAATTTAGCTCACGGATTTGAGTTCTGGGTACAGGCGGACTCAATTGATACACACATTACAGATGGGGCTAGTTTAACTGCTACTCCAGTATTTACACGGAAGGTATCAGTCGGTCTTGGCTTTAGCCATATGCCAGCACCTCCCTATGCTACCTATCACCAGCGTAGGCTGGTAATGCCATTCAGGTACTCCGTGGATGCAGAAGAAGGCTCGTACACCTACCGAGACATCGTAGATGAAGTAATTGGTTCTGACATACTGGACTCCGACACATACGATCAGATCTATGCTCAGTACAGATTTAATGCTGGGACCGCTGACTTTACAGTTGGGCTGCATTCATTCTCTGATGATTCCCTCATAGTGTTTAATCGTAACAGTATTCATATAGTTCAGAACACAATTAACCTAGCGGGTGCAACTACTAGACTACTGACCAACGAAGTTGGTTGCGTAGCACGTAAGTCAATTATCCAAGTTGGTAATCAGGTTATCTTTCTTTCTGATAATGGTGTATACGGTACGCAGTTTCTTGATGAATACAATCTACGAGGCACTGAAACTCCACTGAGTGAATCAATCAACGAAACAATTAATCGGATTAACAAGGATCACTGGGAACAATCCAGGGCCGTTTACTTTGATAATCGCTACTACCTTGCTGTTCCACTTGATGGCGCTCAAAGAAACAATGCTATCTTAATCTTTAACTTCCTTAATTTACAGTGGGAAAGTATTGATACAGTTGACAATGCAAACTGGGACATTGAGAATCTTATTGTGGCTGGTGAAGGTACTAACAGAGGGGTCTATGCAATCAATCAACTTGGTGGCATACACAGGCTTGACACTCGACTAGATGGACGTGATCGAGTGGTCACAGCCATCGGCGTTCCAAGTAATACCTACGGTATCCCTGCGTCCATTACTACACGGCAGTACACACTGGGGACAATGGATCGCAAGCGATTCAATCAGTTTGAGATGCACGTAGAAAGCAGCAGCACAAATGTTAGTAACTTTGACATTACAGCAGAAACGGAAAACCCGGATGCTAACATAGGACTGCAATCATTAAGTGATTATATTGATGGCGAAACCTTGGCTACTGGTGAGGATGTTTCCATACGTGGTAGAATAGGTAACCGCCGTGGGTACGGCATTCAATTTACAATTAACAATACACAGGGGAGACCACGAATACGAGCTATTGAAGCCAACGGGGCTATTTCCTTTAGATCAACTACAAGCGCAGAATAATTATTATGGCAATCATTAATACAGGAAAAACCTTTGTACCTGGGGAAACAGTGACTGCAACCAGCCTTAACAATATTGCTGATCTAGCAACATTCAATGATCCAGCCGACGAGGTAAGCATTGAGCTAATTACTAGCGGTGCTGATACAGGCAAGCTTGGTGTAAAGAATAATTACGTTAATGGTTTTTTGTATCCAGTTGGTTCCATTTATATAAATGCAAGCGATTCAAGAGATCCAGCAACTATATTTGGGTTTGGCACTTGGGAAGCATTTGGAAGCGGAAGAGTCCTCCTTGGGGCAGGCACAGGGACGGATGATCAACCAGTCCCAGAGGTAATAAGTTTCAATGCAGGTGATACTGGCGGTGAGTACAATCATAAATTAACTGAAAATGAAATGCCTAGTCACTCTCACGCCTATCGTGAAGCATTTCAACAGGGGTCTGGTCAGTCAAGTGGAACAGATGACGAACCTGGGTTCAGGGTAAGTAACACAAGTTCCACTGGTAGTAGCCTAACCCATAATAATTTACAACCATACATAACTGTATATGTATGGAAACGAACCGCCTAATATTATGTCAATCATTACTACAGGGACAAAGTTTGGCACTACTGGCATAATCACAACTGACGGACTTAATAACATTGCTAACCTAGCGGAGTTTAATAATTCAACGAATGAAAGCATTGAGGTAATTAAAGGTGGTCCTAATGCAGGTAAGCTTCGCATCAAAAATAGTTACCTCGTCAATCTTATGTACCCAGTTGGTTCTATTTATATAAATGCTACTAATCCTCTTAACCCAGCAACTCTATTTGGATTCGGTACTTGGGAAGAGTTCGGAGCTGGTAAAACTTTGCTTGGGGCAGGCACAGGAACAGATGATCAACCAATTCCAGAATCACTAACTTTTGCTGCAGGTGATACTGGCGGCGAGTACAATCATACAGTAACTATACCTGAACTTCCTAGTCACAGTCACATCTATAATGAATCATATAGACTAAGTAGCAAAGAAGACAGAGACAGCGGATCACGGAGTCTTGGGGTTAGAGAAGACGAACAAACAAGTTCAATTGGCAGCGACCAATCTCACAATAATTTACAACCATACGTAGCAGTCCATACGTGGAAACGAACAGCTTAATATTATGTCAGTACTAAATCCAGGAACAACATTTCAAAACGGAGAGCAGCTTACTGCTGATCTACTTAATGATCTCGTATCGCAAGCAACATTTACCGATGCATCCATTGACAATCAAAGCACTGAAATTTCTGGTGCATCAATTATTGTAAAGGATGAAGGTATCATTCAATCAAAGATTGCTACGGGTGCAGTAGTCTTCACGAAGCTTGCTCCCGCTATGGTTATTAATAGCAATACAATGTCTGGGGCATCCAGTACTACCTTGGCTACCTCTGGAAGTATTAAGCAGTACGTTGATACAAGTATTGCTGCAAGCATCCCTGATCCATTTTCTCCATCTACTTATGCAGGAGGAGAAAGCGTAACTTTCCCCAATGGATTGATTATGAAGATGGGATACCAGACTGGTCATAATGGTACAGTCACATTTGGAACCGCTTTTCCAAGTGCAGTGGTATCAATTTGCCTTACTTGCGTGGACACGACAGATCTGGATGGCAATGCAACTATTACTTTACGCAGCACTACATCCTTTAATTATGACTCTCAGTCAGGAACTAATGCTATTTTCTGGCAAGCAATCGGATACTAATGAACCCACTCCTTCAATCAGTTCAACTAGCCATCCAGGATGGCACTCAAGTGGAAGCCATTGCTTACATAGATAAGCTGGTGGACTTCTGCATTGCTAATGAAAACGGCAGGGTACTTCCAGGCTGGCCACGTGAACTAATTCAACTTCTTGTAGCCTATCATATAGCAAAGGATACCTTTGTTGCAGAGGAAGATAAAGATGGTAAGATTGAAGGTTTAGCTATGTGGTATCATTGTGACAAGGATGAAGATGATTCATTGATCACTGAATGGAAACCTGATAGCAATGATAGCAATGCAATATTTATAGGGTTTTTAAATGCAGTAAATAAAAATGCTTTTAAAAATATGACTCGCAAGTTTTTGGCATTGTGTCCTGACTATATGCACAAGAAAATAATAATGATGCGTCATAGACTTGGCGTTCCAACACGAGTGCAAAGCACTCACAAACTGTTTACTAAAATTTTAACTATATAATATTATGGGAGGATCAGCACCAGACGCACCAGACCCAATTGACCCAGGTAAGTCAATGGGCAAATACCTATTCGGTAACAAGGAATTTAGGTCAGCACAGGGAATTACGGACCCACTGCTTCAGGGCCGTTTGCTTGAATCAGAGGCAACCTTTCGTCCACTGTATACTGCACTAGAGCTTGCCGATATTCAGACAATGGCACGGGGACGATCTGAAGAGGTTCCAAATCCAGCGTATGAAGGAGTACAAAAAAATATAGAGTTCCTAGAGAGGGATCTAGCTGAAGTAGATGACAAGGGAAACTTTGTTTTAAAGGGAGGAAAGAGGAACA